TCGTTACACCTGTAGAGGTCGCCATTTTTCACCATGAATAGGTTATCCTCTAGATCGAAAATATATTCCGGGTTGCAGGGCATCGAGCCATTCCATTTATTGGGATTGGCGGCTATCCTGTACATCAGTGTTTTAGCCTGCCCGTCCCATATATCGAACGGATAGATGGTCCCCGGATAGTCGGGGAGATAGCCCTTCGGCGGGGCGGCCAGTGTGGTAGGAATGGAGAACAGGAGTTCCTCGTGATGAGGATCGACGCCGCCGATAATGAAGGGCCTTCCGCCGAGGGCTTCGATCTGCTGCGGCGTCATGGATTTATATTGGTCGGAGAATAGTTTTGCCATCCTGGTCAGTTTATACCCGCTGACCGCAAACAGGCCGTCGTCGGCGTATTGGATTATTTTCCCGCTCTGCACGTCCCACCAATAGATATTCCCGTTTCGCTCCACGACTGATTCTGCGCTAACGGTACCAAAGTCGTTCTTTAACTGATGAATAGAGCCGATGACCTTATCGGACTGACCGAGCGTAGTCGATCCATTTTCGAGTAGTAGGGTAGATTCGCCCAGATATAGGGACGCGACTGCGGGAGCGGAGCAGATAGCCAGCATAACCGTTCCGATCTTTCCCACCTTACTGGATAAGATCAGTTTTTCGATAGGACCCAGCTCAGGAGCCAGATCCTCGGAGGCGCCGCTGTCGAAAGTCGATAGGCCATTATTCTCGCTGCCGGAGATATAGGTGTTGCTATAGCATACCGAAGTGGCTTTGGTGACCTGCCCGATATAATCGACGTTATTGATCCGGCCCGCATCGGTGAGCCAATATTGGTATAGTTTGTCGTTTGGCGACATTGCTTCGGCGAAGTAGGGTATTGAGAAGTTGGTTCGCTGGAATAAATACACGTCTCCGCCGATACTCCCCTGAGTGATACTGTACGATCGGCTGGGCAGACCGGCATTGGCGACCGGAAATATCTGACCGATCTCATAGTGTGGTTCACTCACGCCAGCCGCAGGTTTGTATGGTGTATAAATTTCGTAGAGAACTAAGGAGTTGGAGCCAAGCGTTCCGATATCCTGAAGTTGGATAATCACGTATTTTCCCTGCTGTCCAATCACGGCTGACGAATAGTTCGTACTGCCGCCAACGAGGGTAAAATTCATGATATCGCCTTGGGTAAAGACATACCCCATGCCATTGGCGGATAGAAAGGATATGTCAATACCTATTCCAACCCAGTCGGTCGAGTATTCGTGCTGGTCAATTACGAAATTGCCGGAGGCGTCCTTGGATGCGTACAGGGGAAAGCCGATGGCCTCTACGAAAAATCTTGTCCGTAGGCACTTGGTTATATTGATAGAATAGGCGGTTGCCCATGGTGGTATCTCCACGGCCGCATTGGTATTACTCAGCATCCAATTGATTACAGTTACGTACTCATTGTCCGTAAATCCGGTGTTGGGGATATTTACGAGCAGGGCGTTATTGGTCACGATCCCACCCTTTTGGCCGTACCCATCAATGAAGGATATCGAGACTTGCTTTGCTGCATTTTGTTTATGCACCTTCGCTCTTACGCCCAGTCCCAGGGTCGTATTTTCCGCCTGAAGTGCCGAGGATGCCGACTGGTCAACGAACTGCAATAGCGTGCCGGAACCGGTGTCTCCCGCTTTGTTGATGTAATAGGTCATCACCTCCGATAGAGTAGTGCCTATGAAAATGATACCAGCGGAAATGTTGGCAGGGAACGGTGGGCCGGCACCTTCTGTCGTATAGAGATAGGTCGGAGCGGATGGCTGCGGAGAGAGTGGGGTTGTAGTCCGAATGATGTACTCGGAGAAAATGCCCCTGATCCCGGCCAGAAACCGAATGTTATACCACTCCCCGGTAATGGGCGATCCTGGAGCCGACCCGATTTGCTCGGTGGTGAAGCTACAGGAAAGCGAAGTGATCAGTTGCTGGGTATCATACCCAATCGTATAGTTACCCATGAATCCCCTGTTCTTCGCGCGCTCGATGGTTTTGGCCAAAACAGGCACGCTGTCGAAGGGCTTAATTGCGTATGCCGGGTCAATGGCGATGGGGGCGATATTGTTATAGAAACTATAGGACAGTGCGGTAATTCCGAGATTGTGCTGGGTGATAGCTGCGGCGTCCGCGGCATTGGACGCCTTCCAGCTCCGGATGATTCCATAAAAGTTAGTCACCAGATCGCGCGCTACAAGGTCGATCTGCGCCACGTCCTGGTCGATGGTTTCTCCGAAAGGGATGGTGACATCAATCCGGTTATACTGCTTGGACTGCCCCGCTGTTTCTGTAAAAAGCGATAGGTTCGCGGCCGTAGTCGGGGGAAACGAACTATCCGACAGGCCCCAATCCCAGGTCTGTAGGATATTGAGTGTCGGGTGAACGCCATCCCGGTAGGATATATACCATTTATAGGAAAGGCCGCTGTCTCCGCCTGGTGTCTCCGGCCGGTCGCCGGAGGTAAGATTGCCGGGGTTATCACTACCCGGTAGGGCTTTAAAGTAGCTATTTATCCCCTCAACAATCACGCGGGTATAGGATCTTGCCCCTGGATATCCCGTCCAGTCCAGCATAATGGGAATGTCGGTATTGGGAGCGCTCGACCCCCCGGTGCCCTGACGGGTTATTTTCGCCAGCACGCCGGGGCCATATGCTGGCGTTGGCGCGCTTGGTAGAAGCATGTTGGATGCCAAATACCCGCGGGTAACCAGACTAGTGTTGGCGACATTCAAAGAAGTAATAGTCGATGGCGGGTCCTGTTCGTCAAAATCCGCCGTCGTGGACAGCCCGGAAAGTGTGCCGTACTCGAATGTTTTATATTGGTACCGATAGGCAAATTGAAAGGCGCTTTTATCGATGAAGTTTACGGCAGGGGTCGGAACGTCGAGCGCCTTTAACTGCAATGGAGGCAGTCCTGGCTGCCGCCTTATCCACGCAATAACCGACTGAGATAGTGGAGAGGTGTAAGCCGGTGACCCGCCGCCAAGATTCATATTGATTGCCGACAGGATGTGAATCCGCCGTGGGATATTGACATTATCCGTCCAGTAAAAGCATCCGTTCTGCACGTAGCCGTCAACGAGATGGTATTTGTCGAAACCAAGGCCGCCGGTCACCTGGCTATTCAGCAGAACAACCTGCAAGGTGTTGGAAAGATAGTTGAAACTAAAAATGGAGTGGTTGCCTTGGTCATTCCAGTAGCACAGAATTGCCTGATGATTTGGCCTGTCAACGGCGCCGCGGATGCAGATATTATTACCAGCGGGTTTATTTGGATTTTCGATGAGCACGGTTGAGCCTATGCTTTCCAAGACGCCAGTAACCCCCTTGTCTGTGCTACCCCAGCGCATGCCCGACAAGTTCATATACTCCGTTTCCTTGATGAGGAAATCGGCGTCGTCTGAGTTCAGGCCCCCTCCGCCACCGGGATATATTTTAGCAACGTCCATTAGTTCTTTATTGATAACTTATAGCTACGGTGGGCAGCATTTCGAATGTCTTCGAGCGTATAGTCCGCCAGTCTTGCCCTGAGTAGCCGCCAGTTTCTGGCAAACTCCCGGGTTTTAATTTGGATCATCGTCGGATTTCCTTTCAGTTGGTGCAGTTCCCATTTGAAATCGGCGTAGGCTTCCAGACATGCTTGCGCCTGCGGGTCCACCTGCGTCGCCGAGTTAGCCGACTGCCCGTTAGAGATATATTCCAGTGCCACACAGCCCCCGCAGAACCTTTCGTCGAGTTGGATCACCCCGCGCTCTTTGATTACTTTATAGCTATTGGATGTATATCCTGAGTTCCATCCGTAGAGCCTGCCGACATTTTCTCCCAAATCATCAATCGTCTGATACATCCAGAATCCAACCCAAAAAGGCTCGACCGATTCAGTTACCGTTCCGTAGTCAATGATCTGTCCGGTAGTATTATAGTTCGGTAACCGGGAGATACTATTTCGCTGGGTCATCGGCTGAATGAACTGCCCCTTCGGAACGCCGATAAGGGTGTAGTCCACGTAATCGGCGGGGAGGGTGCAGTACATCCCGTTTTTATTAACGGATAATACTGTGCTATTTACCACCTTTAGCGTATCGAAGGAAAGCTCCCGGATGCCGTCGCAGACATATTTTAAGAACTGGGCGTGCCAGTGGATTGAGAGTTGCTTTTGTCCCCAGAGTGACCTTGTGATAATATCGGTGCTTGTCCAAATCATGGTTGCTGTTGTTCTTTAATGGGTATACTTTGCTCCTTGACGCCGGGATCGACCAGTTTGTCGGCAACCGGCTCGCCGCCATATAATTTCACCACCTCCTGCTTGATCTGCCATTCATGGTCTGCGTTGATCGGCAGCGGGGTATAGTCGTCGTACTGTGTAAAATCCAACAATACCAGCCGGGCGGAAATATTCACGACTTCGTTGGGGATGGTAATGTCCTGGTTAAATTGAACCAGCGTACCAAACCGCTCGTAACAGATTCCGATGATGGACGAAACCAGCGGCTCGCGTGAGACAGCCCCGGATTGCCCCATTTGCAAGGGGATAAATTCGGCCAGAGGATCGCCGGTCGGAAAGATCGAAAAGCAGCCTACGTCCCGAGGCAGTCGAATGGGTGCGGCAGGCAGTGTAATGGCCGATACATTTTTGTATTTGTAGGCAGGTAGATTGTCGTAGGTCATTACCGCCGCGCCTGCCGGCACCCTTTCGCCCAAAGGCAGATTGGTCTGCATGTACTCCATCTTCAGGAGTTGGTTGGCCACCTGGCAGACGGATATTTTAATCTCATTGATATGGAATTTCGACGCCGCCCCGATCCGACCACCAGAAAGGAGACGCATACACTCTTCGGCAAGTCTGAACTTGGTCGTTCCCATATTATACTCTTAAGGCCAGACGCTGTTCTTTATTTTGCGCCCAGCCGGTGATATCCTGCGCCCGGAGGTTTACTCCCAGAAATTCCATCGCTATGACGATAATATCCCCCACATCTTTATCGGCCCACTCCAGTTGCGTAGAGGCGCCTGCGTTGTAAACCACGACCCGACCGTTCTGTATCGTGTAGTTATATACCGGGGTGTCCGGGCGGCAGAGATAGTAGATGGTTCCCGCCTGGGGTTGCTTCGGATAGAGTTGTACGGTCCAGTTTTTTCCCACCACGCAAAACGGATTACTGGTATTCAAGGGGATGATTTGGCTATTTTCCATGGCGACGATCTCGTTTTCGTTGATGACCGGACACGGCACGTCGCGGGGCATCTGCAAAATGGAGTCGAATATGGTTGGGATGACCGAAAGCAGATTATAGTAGTCTTCCGGCGGCTGAATCAGGCCGGACGGACTGGTCTCCGGCGTAAAGACAAAACTGCGCTTGAATGGAGACAGGCTATCGTTCAAGCGCTGGCCGGCACCATAGACTTTGTAGAGGCGGTTGTAGAGTTCCATTTGCGCCCGGTCCGTCAAAAGATCGCATTGCTCCGGGGAGTAGAAGGCGCCTAAGAACTTATTAATCAGGAAGTTCAGAAAAGTGTAGAGATCGTTTAAATCTACCGTCGATTGCGCCATTACCCCAAAAATATTAATAATATCAATATAATTGGGAAAAACTTAGGATGAAACTTGGGCTATAATCTTATTTTGCCGGAAGATCAAAAACTCGTCAGTCTCCGTTTTGTAGGTCTGGACGTACCGGTCATCAATCCACACCGTTTCGCCTTCCGATACAGAAAGGGCGGGCTCGCCAAGAAGGGGTTGTCCGATATTGCGAATTTTTGCCTGATCCCGCCGCCTCTCTACAATGGTGGGCATCGCGGTCGCTAGCTCCTCGGCGTCGCGGGCACTACTGGCCAGCACAGCTGACTCTACCCTTCGTAGGCTATCGTAGTCGGTGCGGCGTTCTTCGACAGGGTCGGCCATTACCCAGCCGTTGACCATCCGGGTAACGCCATCCCTGATATAGGCGAATACGTGGCCCAGCGCACATTTCCAGTACTTTTTGCCCTCATACATGATAAGGTTCTTATATCGCGGCGTATCATTGTCGGGCTGGTCCACGTAGTCGTAAATCACCGCGTAGCTCATCAGGATTTTATCTCCGGGTCTCATGTCTATCCGCATGCCAGCATAAGCCGGATCGGATCCTTTTTTATCCGGCACGCCTACGACCATCGCCTCGGTCATCGAATATTCCCAGGGCTGAAAGACGTTGTCTACGAAAATCTTCAGACCGCCGGCTGTCCGGTAGCCATCGTATAGGTCTTGGTCTACCCGAACGAGCAAATATTTAACGGGACATTTCATATTTATCAATAAATTTGGTTATGCAAGGCAGTCTCGACGACATTCAGGAGGCCATACGGATCAACTGCTGTTGGGTGGATCCCGGCACCCTTCGGGAGGTCCTTTTCGCCGGAATAGCGAACCGGTGTGGTCACAGCCTAGTCGATATCTCCG